GGCCGTGCTCCGCGGGATCCGCCGCCGTCTGGGGGCAGCCGTGAATCGCAAAGATCCGGCTACGGCAACGGCCATCGCAAGAATGGTGCGGCGGATCCCGGAAACACTGCAGGGCAAGAGGGACAGGGCGCTCCTGCTCCTCGGCTTCGCCGCCGCGCTGCGCCGCTCCGAGCTGGTCGCGCTCGACGTCGCAGATCTCGAGCGCGCGCCGGAAGGCATGATCGTCCACATTCGCCGGTCCAAGACGGACCAGGAGGGCGAGGGCCACCAAGTGGCGGTGCCGCGAGGCTCGAAGCTCAAACCTGTCGAGGCACTCGAAGAGTGGCTTCGGTCTGCCCGCATCGAGGAGGGGCCGGTCTTCAGGTCAATTCGGAAGGGCGGGCACTCGACGGGCGGGCGGCTCTCCGAAGGTTCGGTCGCCGAGATCGTCAAGCGCCACGCCGAGGCGGCCGGGCTCGAACCTGATACCATGTCGGGCCATAGCCTACGCGCAGGCTTCGTCACTTCCGCGCTGGAGAACGGCGCCGACCTCCTGAAGGTCATGGACGTGACCCGCCACCGCGAGGTGAAAACATTGAAGGCCTATGACCGTCGTGCCAAGGCCTTCAAGAACCATGCAGGCAAGGGGTTTCTATAGGGCTGCTACTACTGCAAAAGCTTGTGCAATTCTGCGGCGGATCTAACTGCTCCGGCGAAACGCTGACATAAGTTTCGGTACTCAAGCGCCTCGGACGCCGTGATTACAGTTTCTTGACTGTGCATAGCCTTGTTTCGCATCTTTTTGAGGTGATTGAACAATTCGTGCATCTCACCTGAAAGAACGCTTTCAGTGAGTAGGACAGACAAAGTCTGCTGCTCAGTGAGTTCGGGCTGAGACAAGATGATCCGAGCCTCATTTAAGGCCTTAGGGATCTCTCTGTATGCTTCGAGGACGGCGGCATGCGGGTTGTGCTCGGCCAGCCAGAGGTAAGAATCAAATATAGCGGGATCTGATGGACGGGCGTGTGACCCTTTAGAAGGTGACTGAGCTTGGAGGGCAGGCGCTTTCGCTTTTACCTCAGCCTCTATCGTTGCTTCGACCTTTTCGGTTTTCAGGGCGGCAGCATCAAGTGCTTGACCAAACATCAGGTCCCCGCCTCCCGGGAGAGACATCTTCTCTATCCGACGCGCGAGCGCGGTGAGTTCCTTCTTGAATATCAAGATGAAGAGCACCGCCACGAGCGGCCACGCTATTGATCCAATGACACTTGAGGTGAAGGTTAGCCAGTCCATGCCTTCAGCCGTCTGAGGGGCCGCTCCAAGAATACTATTGGGCATCGGTGCGCCGACTAGGGTTGGTATCATCGTTGCAGTGTGACCGGCCGATCAGCCCCTCTCAAGACGCAAACCCGAGGCAGTTATGATTATCCTTAATCCACTGACTGGGGTCAGTGTCTCTCTTGTTTCGATCACACGTGAAACCCATGCCCCTAACCGACAAGCAACAGAGGTTCGTCGAGGAATACCTCATCGACCTGAACGCCACGCAGGCGGCCATCCGGGCGGGCTACAGCGCCAAGACGGCCGGCTCGATCGGCGAAGAGAACCTGAGAAAACCTGAAATCGCCGCCGCGATCCAGGAAGCCCAGGAGGCCCGCTCTAAGCGCACTGAGATCACCGCCGACCGCGTGTTGCAGGAACTCGCCAAGATCGGCTTCGCCGACATCCGCAAGGCTGTCCGCTGGGGCGCAACGGTGGCTGTGCCGGTCGAGTACGGCGAGGGCGAAGAGCACGCTGATAACGGTGATCCAGTCCGGGTTCACACCGATCTTGCACTCGTCGCCTCCGACGAGATCGACGACGAAACCGCCGCTGCCATCGCTGAGATCCGCCAGACCAAGGAAGGCCTCGCGATCAAGATGCACGACAAGAAGGGTGCCCTCGTCGACATCGGCCGCCACCTCGGCATGTTCAAGGACAAGCTGGAGCTGAGCGGCGGCCTGACGAAAGCTGAAGAACTCTCTGATGACGAACTCGCCGCTCTCGCAGCAGGACGCAGCAAGGGAGCTGCTGCGCCGTAGGACGATCCGGCGCTCATTTCTGGAGTTTTGCCGCACAACGGGCATCGAGCCCGCCCCGCATCACCAGCTCTTGGCGTCCAAGCTGCAGGCCTTCGGCGAGGGCAAGATCCCGAATCTGCTGATCTTCATGCCGCCGGGATCGGCGAAGAGCACCTACACCTCGCAGCTCTTCCCGGCCTGGTACTTCGCGCAGCAATACGCGGGCAACATTATCGCGGCCTCGCACTCCACGGAATTGGCAGAGCGCTTCGGTCGCAAGGTGAGGGGCTGGGCCATGAGCCAGAGCCTCACCCTCGGCTATGGTGTGTCAGGGGAGAGCGCCGCCGCCGGCAGGTGGATGACCACGCGAGGGCAGGAATACCTTGCCGCTGGTGTCGGCACCGGCATCGCCGGTTTCCGCGCCAAGCTCGGGCTGATCGACGATCCCTTCCGCTCCCGCCAGGACGCCGAAAGCGCCCTGATCCGGAACCGGGTGTGGGAGTGGTTCAACGACGATTTCGATACCCGCATCATCCCTGGCGGCGGCCGCGCCCTGGTGATGACGCGCTGGCACGAGGATGATCTGGCCGGGCGGTGGATTGAGCGGGCCAAGAGGACGGGCGAGCATCTTGAGATCATCTCGCTGCCGGCCATTGCCGAGGACAACGATCCGCTCGGCCGCAAGCCCGGCGAATGGCTCTGGGAGGGTGAATACGGCTACGCGGATCTGCTCCGACAGAAGCACAAGACTGCCGATCCTCGCACCTGGGCCTCGCTCTATCAGCAGCGCCCGGCACCCGAAGACGGTGACTTCTTCCGCAAGGGCTGGTTCCGTTTCTACGAGACGGCACCGAGCAGGGCCACGCTCCGGGTCTACGGCGCTTCCGACTATGCCGTGACGGCAGACGGCGGCGACTGGACGGTGCACATCGTCATCGGGATCGACCCGAAGGGCGAGCTCTACCTGCTGGATCTCTGGCGCGGGCAGACAGCCTCGGACGAGTGGGTGAACCAGTGGTGCAATCTCGTCCTGCAATGGAGCCCCGAGTACTGGGCTGAGGAACTGGGGCAGATCCGCTCCGGCGTCGGTCCCTTCCGCGATCAGGTGGCAAACGAGCGCAAGGCCTGGACGGTGCTGGAGAGCTTTCCGACCCGGGGCGACAAAGCCGTGAGAGCCCAATCCATTCGCGGACGCATCTCAATGCGGGGCCTCTACCTGCCTCGACATAAGGCATTCACCGAGCCGTTTATTTCGGAGCTCACGAGCTTTCCGGCCGGTAAGCACGATGACCAGGTGGACGCCCTGGGCCTCTTCGGACAGCTCCTCGACAAGGTTGATGTTGGTCTCGCTGACGCTCCCGCGGAAGCAGCCCCGCAACCCGACGACACCTACCGTTTCGACAAAGACGACGAAGACGACAGCTGGCGTCTCTAAGGACCCTTCATGAACACGAACCCACAGCAGCAGGAGGCCGGCTCTCCTGATCCGAACGCGCGCCTGACCCGCTTTAAGGAGATGTTCGAGGAGGCCCGCGACAACACCGAGGAGTCGCGGAAAGAAGCCGAGATCGACAGCGGCTATTACCACAGCAAGCAGTGGACGCAGGCCGAGCTCGCCACACTGAAGAAGCGCAAGCAGCCGCCGATCACCTACAACCTGGTGCGATCGAAGATCGAGAGCATCTGCGGCGTCGAGGAGAATACCGAGACCAGCCCGAAGGCCTGGCCCCGCACGCCTGACGATGAGAAGGCGTCAGAGGTTGCCACCGACACCCTTCGGTACGTCACGGAAAAGAACAGGTTCGGTAAGACGCGCATCGATGTGCTGCGCGACATGATCGTGCGTGGCACCGGTGGAGCGATCGTCGAGGTCGAGCAGAAGGGGCCGAACCAAGCCCAGCTGATGCAGACGACGGCTCTGACGCCATCTCAGCCTCGCTACGAGATCAAGATCCGGAAGCTGCGTTGGGAAACGATCTTCTACGATCCGTATTCCCGCGAAACCGATTTCTCGGATGCCCGCTACATGGGC